AGCAACCCCCATTTATAATATGGGGGTTACGGTAGTGGATGAGACCACTGACACAAGCACAGTTGCCGATATTCGACTCCAAACAGATCAATATACGTTCCCACGTAAACTCGACAATACAAAAATGATCGCTACGGAACGTGGCAATGTCCCGATTCTTCATTCAGTCCCTTGTGACCGTGAAGGCTTTGCATCAATCGATTGGGTATCTATTGGTATCGGTCAAGAAACGCTTGGCGATGAATATTTTTCGATTAATCCCGATGAAGCTGAAAGCATTCTTACCTATGCCATTGAGACCTTTTTAGACCAACATTTATATGAAATTTTCGGTTTTGGCTTGGGGCTTAAGCGTGAAAAGGGCATGCATCGCCATAAATACGGCTATGTCCTACAAAATGACTTTGGCCTTGTTCTATATGGCACTGTTTCTAAAAGAATTACGATTCAGATTAACGGTACAGGTTGTGCCAATGCTCGTAAAGGTTGGGAAAAACGTTTACATGAATGGCTAAATACTTTTGCTCGTCGTCCTAAAATTACCCGTGTCGATCTTGCCCATGATGATTTTGACGGTCAGTTTCTGAATGTCGATGTAGCGAATGAATGGGACAATATTGATGGTTTCTGGTGTGGTGGTCGTGCTCCAGAGGTTCAGCATTTTGGTTCATGGAAAAGAATAACAGGGAAGGGTAGAACCCTTTCTATCGGGAACCGAACAAGTGGAAAGTATTGTCGTATCTATGAAAAGGGTAAAAAAGAGGGTAATCCGCTCTCGCTTTGGACACGTGCTGAGGTCGAATTCAAAGCTAGTGACCGTTATATCCCGTTTGACGTTCTTCTTCGTCCTTCCCGTTATTTCCTTGGGGCTTATCCTTGTTTTGAATGGCTGGCTCGTCAATTAGGTGATGAGTTCATCACGCCTGAAAAGACAGAAGTCATTAAAAAACAATCAGAAATTAGCTGGAATAAGGCAATTGAGATTACCAAAGTTCAATTTGGTAAATATATCCGTCAATTTTCAAAGTTTTACGAACCAGATGAGCTGGTACAAGTTCTTTCATCAGATAAGGACGAAGTCCCTAAACGTCTGAAATTCTCACATGTCGCTGTTATTCAGTCGATACGTTCAAATCAGCCTATTGAATCAAAAACTGACGAAATGCCTTTATTCGTAGGCGTTCCGCTGCTCAATCAATCTTCATATAAGGAATTTATCCATGCAATTTAAAACTCAACTTGTAGTACTGGGTGCTAAGTCAAGTAAAGGTGAATTTAACGGCCGTCCGTTCGATTCAACAACCGTTTTTTACCAAGCCGAATTACAGGATGGTGAAAATTTTGCGGGTCAGGTCGGTGCGGATTTTAAGTGGGGTACGTCTGCCAATTTTGAAAAGATCAAGAACCAGAAATTCCCATTTATGGCGGATTGTGTGCTTGAGCAGGTATCAAACGGTAAAACTACTGTGACGATCTTAAAAGAGCTTACTCCAGTTGCTCAACCTGCTAAATGACATGGCGTAGATCGTCATATGGTTATCAAACCTTAGTTTATAACCGAAGTGTTGGGGCTTTAAATAAAAATAGACTTGAAAATATAAATCAGTATTTAGAGGAATATATGCAGTACTTGCAGACTTTAAATACTGATCAATACGACAAGATTACAGATATAAAACAATTGATTTGGGTAATACAAAATGAACATCGATGTTTTAGATAAAGATGGTGCAAGCAATATTGCCCACCCAGAACTATTCGGAAAGCCAAAACCAAAACCGAATTAATAGGATTTTAAAATGACACTCGCTGTATGGTTTTTATTCTTTTATGGATTAGTACGCCTGTGTATCGACCTATTTACTTTAATCAAAAGGATTAAAAATGGAAGGTTTATACGTCTGTCAATTGATCGATGAAGCCACAAATCAATGCATGCATTGGGTGCCATTTTCACTTATTCCGTATCTTACGGATGAAGCAAGAGATGTGCTTCTTTTAATTTGCATCTCATCTTTTATTTCAATAATGATCGTTAGGTTTGTCAAAGGCTTAATGACCAAAGGAGATTAGTTATGAAACAAGATCAACAACGTGAACTCAAGCTTATCAATCGTCGTAATTTGATGATTGGTGCAGGTACTTTAGCTGCTGTTTCGGGTGCTTCTACTACTCAAGCTGCAATTACTGGTGCACAAGTAACTTCAAAATATGAAGCAAGTGGTGCTGAAGAAACAGGTGATGCAACAGGCCTGATTATTATTGGTCTAGCGATTGCAGCAATGATCATCGGATTCATTATCCGCGTTGTTCGCAAGGGTTAATTAAAAGAGGGCTGTTATATGGATGATTCACTAATTAACTGGTTTATCTTTTTTATAACGGCTCTCACTCTTTATAAAATGTTTGTTGATTAAATATTTAAAGGATTTAACTATGAGATTTTTTAAATATTTAGTTTTTATATTTTTATCCATTACTTCAGTTGAATCTGTTGCTGCTACTTATGAATTTTCAGGAGCTGGGTATCGTGATAAACAATTTTCAACTCCAGAAGCATTGTGTAGATATTGGGGTGGGGAAGGTGCGACCTTTGTACCAAATGGAAGTTCATCTGGTTCTATTGGTTCTTGCCAAAAACAAGGTGCTAATCCTGTTCCTGTTTATAAATATGGCGAAGATGTTTGCCCCACCTACGTTAATACTGCTGAAGTAAATGCACCCGGTTGGAGAGATTGGAGTCCAGAAACACAGGAAGCTTATTTAAGAAAACAACCACAGGTTTGTTATAAGGGCTGCCGATCTACGGGTGAATTTCCAAATATCAGTGGAAATGAAGGGAACGACATGATCTCTCTTGGTTATGGTCCTTTCAAAAAAGATTCTTCTTGCCCGAATACCGATTCTCCTCCTACAGCTCCAACTCCACCAGAAATGCCAGATGACCCGTCATGCGGAAAATATTGCGATAAACCGCCTACAGGCTGCCCGAAGGGCTATGTTTCAGGCTCGTTTAATGGCAAGCAAATCTGTGTCAAAAGCTCTCCGAGTACACCAAATCCGAATGACCCGAACAATGGCGGTTCTTCAGGTGGTGGTAACGATGGAAATGACGGTAAAGACGGCAAAGATGGCAAGGACGGTGCCGATGGTAAGGATGGAGCAGATGGAAAAGACGGGGCAGATGGTGCACCAGGTGCAGATGGAAAAGATGGTGCTGACGGTAAAGACGGTGCTCCAGGCGCAGATGGCAAGGATGGTGCTGACGGTAAAGATGGAAAGGATGGCAAAGACGGTAAAGATGTAGACAGTTCAGGCATTATTGCTGCCATTAATTCAATGGGTTCTAGTATCAAGTCTGCTATTGATTCGATGAGCAGTAGTTTGTCTTCATCATTAAGCAGTGGTTTTAAATCTGTCACCGATGCAATTGGTGTCACCAATTCTAAGATTGATTCTGCTAATGAAAAGTTAGATGGAATTAAGGGTGAACAAACTAAAACCAATGAAAAATTAGATGCTTCCAACAAACATTTAAAGCAGATTGAAGATACTGGCAAGGAAATCAAGGATTTCATCACAGATAAAAAGGGTTCAGAAATTGCTGAGGTCGGTACACCGATTGAAGGAATTTCTGTGGGTGAGCTTGATTACAACATCTTCAAAGTCAATGCCCAATGTCCAGCATCTCCTACGCTCGTTGTAAGCCTCTCACACACCACAAAATCATTTGGCATCGATTATACCCAGCTCTGCGACATTCTTCGCTATATGGGCTATTTGATCTCATTGGTGGCTCTTTTACACGCTGGTTCGATATTAGTGAGGGATTCGTAATGTGGGGTGTTTTAGCAACGCTTTTAACTCAACTTCTGGGTTCTGCCATTGGACGTATGCTTACAGGTGCTGGATTGACGCTGGCAACGTATGTAGGGCTATCTTCGGTTATTGGCAAATTACAAGCTGAATTATCAGCAAATCTGAACTCTATCCCTTCTGAATATTTGGGGCTAATCGGCATCCTGAAATTCGACTTTTACTGTAGTGCGCTGTTTTCAGCATTTACCATTGCTGCCGCATCGAAGGCAATGAAAACGTTTATAAAAACAAAGTAGCGCTTGCGTTAAATGGAGGCGGAGGATTGATGACGACAACGACATGTACGCAAGCGCTAGCTTTTTGGGGTAATAAACCATGCAATATTTAATATCTGCGCCCCCAAGGACGGGAAAATCGCTCTATGTAGTGAATTTGATTGATAAGCTGTCAAAGAAATATCCTGACCGCTTGATTGTGACCAATATCATTGGGATGAATTATCCGGGTGTGATCTCGATGACATCGACGATCAATAAGCCTGCTGACTGGCGTGATTGGCCGAATGGTACGATATTCATTTATGACGAATGCCATGAGCATCCAGCATTCTCTAGTGATGACTTGCTTAAAGAGCTATGGATTGACGAAAAGCCTTACGATGAACGTATTAGCAAAATTAATGCCCGTACTGACATCAACTCACTGGAAAAGAAAAATCTAATAGATTCAGTCAACAAAGAAAGAAAAATGGCTTTGGTTAAGAAGAAAGAGGGTATCTATGATATCGCTCGTTCATTGACCTTACATGCACATTTTGGCTTTGATATCTATCTGATTACTCAAGATGTTACCCGTGTAAATGCAACGACTCTGGCGGCAACTGGACGTCATTTGGTGCTAAGACGTTTATTCGGCTGGGATATGATGTTCATCTATGAATATTATGAGGTTCAAAAGTATTTTGCGGGTTCAACCCGTAAAAATGCAATTTCAATTAAGTTATGGTTTTACAAAAAGAATCTCTATAAATATTACATCTCCAGTGAAGAACACAATGTCCCTAAGACTATTCCTTGGGGATTGGTTTTTATGTTGATGCTGTTGGTAGGTGTGGTCTATACCGCATATACAAAATGGCAGAATGGTAAGTTCGGGAACAAAGAGAAGGCTGCTGCTGTTGAGGCATCTAATCACACTAATGCCCAGCAAGCAGAGCCAGTGTGGCAGAAAGATGAAAATGGGATTGATGTTAAATATACGGCTTCTGGTGCTGCGATCTATCGTACACAAGCGGATATGCAGCGTGCAGCCGAGTTAAAGGCCGCTAAACCACCTGAAGGTCAGTCACTGTCAGGCCAACAACCAATTACAGGCCAATATGGCTATAGTAGCCAAAATGATCAGGCTTTTGCTTACGATGTTAGACAGCCTTATGCCACTGATTATGCGGTTTCTTATCAGGTGGTTGAAAAGCCACGTTTGGCGGGTTGTATGATCATGAAAAATAATTGTTCGTGCTATACACAGCAAGCCACCAAGATTGATATGTCTCAAAGCGATTGTAAGCGCTATATGAGTGGTGATAAGCCGTTTGACTATTTCACTAAGCAACAAGAACAAAGACAACTACAACAAGCGCCTGTGCAGTATCAGGCACAAGTCCAGAATCAACAATCCGTCCAGCAGTTTGATGCAGAGTATTTTGCCAAGATGCAGGAAGCGAAAAAACAAGGTTTAATTTGAGGTTTATTCTATGAATCAGAATCTAAAATCCGTACTAAAGATCACAGCTACGCTTCTGGTCATTCTATTTGCATTACCAGCCATATTTAAAATACTGGGTCTGCTTTGGGATGGTGTTGTCTATCTCTTTGATCTCTATATTCAATATATAGATTTGTACTTTAAGAATGCTGAAGCTTCTACTGCTATTGCTTCGGGTATTTTGGGATTTCTATTCGTTATTTCCTTATCTATATTTTTTACGTATTTCGTCAATGATTAAGGGGTTAAATATGGAATTTTCAAAGGATGAGGTTGAGGATATTTTTTGGATTCTTATGGGCTATGGCCAATCAGAGTCTAAGGACAAATTACTCAATAAGATTTATGATGTTTATAGACTCTGCCCGATATGTTCCGAGTTGTTTGAAAAGTCGGAAAATCACTATCATCACGATATAGATTGATTGGTATTTTGTTACACATTGATTTGTCCCGGAGAAGATCTGCAGCTGAGAAAAAATTAGCCTAAGTTATTGATAGTTCGTAAGCACACAAAAAATGGATTGGCAAAATATGACAGGTTTAAGTGATTATCAATGGTTGGAACATAAAGCAGAGTATCTTGTTTGTATGTATAGGCGTACTGGTGATATTGTTTTAACTCAAGATGATATTAAGGATTTAAAGGAATTAAAAAAACATCATCAAGTCTTTATGTTTGCGTTTAATGGTGCGTTAAATCAGTACTTTTACTATGAGGCGGATAAGCGAAAAGCACGTGCATTGATAACAAGAAAATTGGCAGTAATCTACTTTGAGAAGCAGTCTTTGTTTTCATTGATTAAGCAGTTTCTCAAATCTTTGTTTCGTCGTTAGCACAGCTATGCTGTGCCATATATGCGCTAACAAAGCGCATATATCGATATAAACAGAATCACCATCCAAAACCCTAGAATATACCGCACGTCTGTGCGGCTTGAGCTGGCTGTTTAGCCAGCGTCACAACTGAAATTCAAGCATCTCGCTTTCTGATTACAAATAAAAGAATATCTGATCTTGTACGGTCTAAATAGAGCTTTCGGAGTATTCCGAAAGTGAACTGACACATTGAATAATATGCGGTTAAAGGTAGG